CTGTTACCTTTGGTCGTGGCGAAGATAACAAGGCGGCAACTTATGCTGTCCTTGCACGAGGTCAGGGTTTTGAACCAGTCCAGAAAATTGGTGTACATTCCCAGACACTCAAGGCTGTGGTCAGAGAGTATCTCGAATCTGGACAAGAGATGCCCTCTGATCTTTTTAAAACTTACGAAGGTAACCGTACAAAAATAACAAGGAGTTAAATATGAACGAAGTACAAGTAAAAAAAGCGGCACCAATGCCTTCTGCTATATTATTTAGAGAAGACGCCGAGAAAGGTTTTGAGAATATAAGACAAGAAAGTCTTGCCTTACCAATCTTGAAACTTTTACAAAACAGTTCAGGAGAAGCACAAAAGCGTAATCAAAATTACGTAGAAAGTGCAGAACCTGGAATGTTATTAAATACAGTTACCAAAAGACTGTATGCAGGTGATGTGGGTATTAATGTAATACCATGTTACTACAAATTAGAATATCAAGAATGGGCTGACTTTGGTACAGGCTCAGGAAGACCGGAACAAATTTATCCGGATATTTCGGATATTCTAACTAAGACAACTAAAGATGCAGGTAAAGATAGATTACAATCAGGTAATTATATTTTGACCGTGCATCAAAATTACGTACTCATCGTGGGAGATGGAGGGTCGGCTGAAACTGCTTTGATATCTATGAGTTCTTCTCAAGGTAAAGTAAGTAGAAAGTGGCAGTCTTTACAAATGTCTCAAGTACTGAAAGATGAAAAGGGTTCTTTTACACCAGCTTCTTACAGTCACTTGTATAACATTTCTACCATATTAAATACGGGTAAAGGTAATTCTTGGTATGGTTATGCTGTGAAAACAGTAGGACCTGTCGTAGATGTCGCTTTGTATCAAAGAGCGAAAGACTTTAATGCAAGTTTAAGCAAGTAATTGAGACAATTGGGTGGTAGCAATACCACCCAAAGAAATCTAAGAGGGATATATGTTAGAAAGATTACATGAAATTTTTAAAGGCTTGGAAACTGCCTACGGTCAAACTAAAAAAACTTCTGAGATTAGACCAAACGGAAAACAAGAAGTAAAATCATTTACTATTAAACAGCCGGTAACTAATGAGTTATGGCAATCACATATTGATGGAGTAGAACCAGCTTTAGGAATTGTTCCTATTAACGAAAACAACGAATGTAGATGGGGAGCGATTGACATTGATGTATATAATTTTGATCATACTGCCTTCATACAAAAAATAAGAAAATTTAATTTACCTTTAATTCTCTGTAGATCTAAATCAGGTGGAGCCCACGTGTTTTGTTTTACTAGTGAGTTTGTACCGGCATCTTTAATGAGAGTTAAGTTGCAAGCAATGGCATCTGTTTTAGGATATGCAAAAACGGAAATATTTCCTAAACAAAATAGTGTGAAAGCAGAACGAGGGGATGTAGGTAATTTTTTAAATATGCCTTATCATGGTGGAGATCGTTCCGTTCGTTATGCATTTGATGATGCAGGCAAAGCATTAAAAATGGAAGAATTTTCGGCTTATTATGATAAACATGTTTTAACAAAAAATCAACTAATGGATGTTCAATTTGAAAAGAATCAAATTGAAGAAACTATTCTTCCTGATGGACCACCTTGTTTACAAACCATATTATCTAATGGGGCTATTGTAGAGGGAGAAGATGTAGATCATGCAGGAAGAAATAATGGTTTATTTAATATCGGAGTTTATTTAAGAAAAGTTAATCCAGATACTTGGAAAAATAAAGTTGAAGAATATAACGTACCAAGATATATTAATCCTCCCCTAAAAGCTAATGATGTAATTAGTGTCATTAATTCTATTGAAAAAAAAAATTACGATTACAAATGTAACGACAAACCTATCTGTGGATTTTGTCAGGAGAAACTTTGCCATACTAGAAAGTATGGAAAAGAAGGTACAGCTATGCCAGAGATCACGCAAATCAAAAAGCTAGCTTCGGATCCACCTTTATTCTTTGTAACCGTAGATGGAGAAACATTAGAAGTAGAACCTGAAATATTACATGATCCAGAAAAATTTTCTGTTGTTTGTTTAACTCAACTAGACAAACCCCTACTTCCTATTTCTAAACTTTCATGGAGAAAAATGATTTCTAAATTATTAAATGAGATGGATGAACCCTTGCCGGCTCCTGATGACATGAGAATAGATATTCAATTAAAAGAAGTATTAGTAGATTTTGTAAGTAGAGCACCTGGTAAATCTATGTCCGATATTAAAAAATCAAAAGCATTTATTGAAGACGGTGTTTGTTTTTTTAGATGGAAAGACTTCTGGAGATCTTTGATTAGAACTAAGTCTTGGCCTGATAAAACTTATCCAAAAAATAAGACTATGAGATTAGTACAGAATCTATTTGGTGGCAAGCAGGTATTTAAAAAAATAGATGAAAAAACAGAAAGAATTTGGGAAGTAAATAAGATTGAGTTAGACGCAATTCATATCAGAAAGAACAAAACTAAAGATGCTCCCTTTAAATAGAACTATTATTCCAGGACCTCCGGGAACAGGAAAGACTTATCGTTTGATTAATCACCATCTAGCTAATGAATTAATCACAACAGATCCTAGTAAAATTATTTATATTTCTTTTAGTAATGCAGCAGCTAATGAAGCTAGAAAAAGAATTGAAGAATTATATCCTAGTAAAGATATTGTCATTAGCACCCTACATTCTTTAGGCACTAGGGGATTAGAAATCAATACTAACACCCAACTACTACAGGGAAAAAACTGGAATGGTTTTAAAAACTATTCTCAGATCTGTAAAGACTTAGAATTTGAAACCGTTACGGGGGATAATGGGGTACCTGAATATAGAAATAATTATATGAAAGTTATCGAATATGCTAAATCTAAAAAAATTACAAAACTAGAAGATGCGGCATTAGAATTAGATATTATTGATTCTATTGATATGGGTTTATGCCAGCAGATTAAACAGGACCTAGACGATTATAAAAGAGATTTTACCATGTATGAATTTTCAGACATGATATCCGAGTTTGTTAAGAAAGATAAATGTCCCTCCCTTGACGTAGTCTTTCTTGATGAAGCACAAGACCTAAGTCCCTTGCAATGGGATATGTTTTTTTACATTGAATCCCGATGTAAGCGTTCCTACATTGCAGGGGATGATGATCAAACGATTTATTCGTTTCAAGGTGCTGATCCTACTATCTTTATTAATCTAGAAGGGACCTTAGATCCTCAAGAGCAATCAAGACGAGTCCCTAGAAGCGTGCATCGAGTAGCTATGAGCATCTTATCTAACGTAGAGCAACGAAGAGATAAGGTTTGGATACCAAGAGACGCTGAGGGAGAAGTTGTGGAAGATGCTACTTTAGAACATATTGATTTTAGTAAAGGAAACTGGATGATATTAACCAGAACTAATAATCAAATGAAACCTATTGTGGAGCATATGCTGGAATTAGGACACCGATTTAATTGTAAATATAATCCACTATTACCTTTAGAACTTATTGAAGCTATTAATATTTGGGATCGATTAAATAAAGGTGCTACTGTTTCTGCTAGTGAAGCACAATTAGTGTATGAATATTTAACTTATAAAAATGAACAGGTTAAGTTCAGATTCTCTGGTGGCAAGTCTCTAGAGGGGTTAGACATGGTCGATTTAGATGAACTCATGCTTAACCACGGGCTACAAGTGACGGGCAGCTGGGAGCTATTAAACATAGAAGAAGAACAAAAATTATATATCAAAGATTTATTAGAACGAGGAGAAGATTTAAGCCAACCTTCTAGAATTAAAATATCTACTATTCATGGAGTAAAAGGAGAACAGTGTGACAATGTCATTTTATTTACAGACTTAGAAAAAATTATCTATGACTCGGCTCTCCGAGATAAAGACACAGAACACCGATTGTTTTTTGTGGGAGTAACGAGAGCCAAAGAAACATTGTACATCATGAATCATGATTACGATTACCAATACAACATAGGAGAAGAAATAATATGAACTGTTGGCATTGCAACGAAGAACTAATCTGGGGAGGAGACCACGATATTGAAGAAGAAGATGAGGACTATGTAATGGTAACTAATTTATCATGTCCAAAATGCCATTCTCATGTTGATGTCTATTATCCATCTGAACAACTACAAAAGGAGTATGAAACATATGACGACTAAAGAAGATATAAACCGATTATTTCCAACCTCTAGGCAAGAAGGTGGAGATCATTATTCTAAACATAAAATTCAACCCTATACATTTATCACTGCCAACTCCTTGTCTTTCTTTCAAGGAAATGTTATCAAGTACGTGGTTCGTTATAAAGATAAGAATGGAGTTGAAGATTTAAAAAAGGTAATTCATTATTGTGAATTAGAAATAGAAAGGTTAAAAAATGAGTCTTAGAAATAATATCTGGAAGGACCTAACATGAGTTTTGCTCTTTTAGTAACCATGTGTGTTATTTACTTTTATTTTTATGTTTGAAGCAGCAACAGAGTGGATATGTCCCGATAGTTTTCCAGATTTAAGTAAAGCAAAATATATTGCGATTGACTTGGAGACTAGAGATCCTGATTTAAAAACAAAAGGATCTGGGGCCATTATTGGTCATGGGGAAATTATTGGTATTGCAGTAGCCGTAGAAGGATGGTCTGGCTATTATCCTATCGCTCATAGAGAAGGAAACTTAGATAAAACTATTGTATTAGAATGGTTTAAAGAGGTATGTGCGACCGATGCCACTAAAATATTTCACAATGCTATGTATGATGTATGCTGGATTCGAGCAGCGGGGATCCATATCAATGGTCATATCGTAGATACTATGGTGATGGCATCTTTAATTGATGAGAATCGTTTCTCTTATACTTTAAATAGTATTGGTTACGAATATCTAAGAGAAGTAAAAGATGAACGAGGTTTAAAAGAAGCAGCAGAAGCAGCTGGAGTAGATGCAAAATCAGAAATGTATAAACTTCCGGCTATGTATGTGGGGGCATATGCAGAAAAAGATGCAGAACTAACCTTAGAATTATTTAAAGTATTGTCTATAGAAATTAATAAACAAAATTTAACGGAAATATTTGATTTAGAGACTCAACTTTTCCCTTGTTTGATTGATATGAAATTTAAAGGCGTGAGAGTAGATGTTGAAAGCGCTCACAAATTAAAAGAAAAGCTATCAACACAAGAAAAAATATTGTTAAGAGAGGTACAACAAGGAACAGGAATAGACACTCAAATATGGGCAGCAAAATCCATTGCCAAAGTTTTTCAAAAACTAAATTTACCTTATGAGTTAACAGAGAAAACACAGGCACCTTCTTTTACTAAAAATTTTCTTCAAGAGCATAAACATCCTTTAGTACAGAAGATAGCAAAAGCTAGAGAGTTAAACAAGGCACACACTACTTTTATTGATACTATTTTAAAACACTCTCATAAAGGACGTATTCATGCGGATATTAACCCTATTCGATCGGATCAAGGGGGAACTGTTACCGGTAGATTTAGTTATTCTAATCCTAACTTACAACAAATTCCAGCGCGTAATAAAGAATTAGGTCCTATGATTAGAGGTTTGTTTTTACCAGAAGAAAATCATACTTGGGGTTGTTTCGATTATTCACAGCAAGAACCTAGATTAGTTGTGCACTATGCGGCTTCAACCCAACCCATTTGTTTTAATG